AGGAAACGGAAGTAGGATCAGGCGGGACTTGCTCTATGAACAGATCTGCGGCTAAGGTACTTAAATTTGGATCGGAGCAATTAAGAGATAACACTGCTGGAACTTGGAGAACTGCGACACGATATGAAAAGTTACACGTGCCAGCAACAGGATTACTAATCACGGGAATATCCGCTACAATGTTGAGAGCATCAGCATCATAATCGGTACTCCATAATCCGCCACTGAGACCAAACCAGGAGTAAGTGACGCGATAAGTTCCAATTTTTGAAAAAGCAATGTCATTTGAGCCATCAGTAGTAGTGCCAGAATTTCCTGTACGCCAATCCTCAGAGGGCCCCGTAGAGTCAGGAGCGGTATTTGAGAATGGGTGTCCAGAATCATCGTCGGCGCCACCAACGGAGGATCTATGGTAATAAGTAGCCATGGGAAGGGAGTCAACGTTGTGACCTGTTGGGGTGATCAACTCAATGTCATATTCAATGTACAATTCACCGACGGGAGCATCAGCGGACACTGAGCAGCCTGAGACTGCAAGGTAAAATGTACCCACATCGAACGTTTTCAAATCCTGGTCGGGGAGAGGACCAGAACGGATATAACGCTCTTTGTAGGCCTTGTTCATCGCTGCGAGGGGCACAATGAACTGCGATCTCTGCCATACTTGACTTCGGCTGGTTCCTTGATAGGACATCAACGTTTGCTTGTCGATGGGAGCTGCGTCATAGGTGTTATAATCGATACCCATGTACACAGATCCTACCTCAGTAGCAGCTGAAGTGGGTTCAAAGCAGAACAGAAGTTTTCGCACCTTGTAAGTCTCATAGATGCTGGCAATTTGGGAGAGCCAAGGGAAAGATTGGACGAGACCAGGATTGATGTCGATACCAAAGATATTGAAATCAAACGAGGCCGGAACGTCGGAGAGGAACTCACGATGTCGAACGGTGATGCGTGCATCACGAGACGCAGTTGCGCGTAGACCAGCGGCGTTCGTGCGAAGTTTGAGTCCTTGCACGAGCGGGGCATCTTGATGTACCATCTGGAACTGGCCGGAG